CGGAGGTTCTCACGCCGTCGAACGGCGTCTACATGCTGCGGTCGGACAACCCGAACAAGTGGCTCCGCGTCACGGTCACGTTTGCGTCGCTTCCTGGCTCTGGCACGGAAGCAAACATCACGTTTGCGAGCACCACGCACGAGCCTGATGGGCTCTTCAAGGAGCTTCCCGCCATCGCTGGCGACTCGCAGGTCGCGATGTCTGTTGGCGCCAACGGCGACGCGCTGAGCTTCGCCACGCTCGACATGCTCATCGACGACATGGTGAAGACGCGCGGCGACCGTGCGTTCGTCGGCAACTCGAAGCTGAAGGCGAAGTTCCTCGCGCTGCTCCGCACGGCGGGCGGTCTCACGGGTTCCGAGCTCGCGGTTCCTGGCATCAACGGCCCCGTGCCGACGTATCGCGGGATTCCATTCCTCCAGAACGATTGGATCCCGTCCACCGAGGTCAAGGGCAGCGGCACGACTCTGTCGAGCTTGCTCCTCATGGACTTCGAGCCAGGCGGCTTTGTCTGCGGCTACGCAGGGCGCAATCCCGGCATGTCCGATGAGGCGCGCATCGCGACGCTTGACCCGTCTCAGGGCAGCGTCCTCGGCATCAACATCCGTCGTGTTGGTGAGCTCGAGGCGAAGGAAGCCGTTCGTCACCGCGTCGTGTGGCGTGGCGCCTTCGGCCTGAAGTCGCGCCTCGCGGCCGCTCGCGCCTGCGAGCTCATCACCGCCTGATTTAGGGCGTCGGCGCTGGTTCCTCCTCCTCCAGCGTCGACGCTGCTTGTTGCAGCGTAGGGAAGCGGTCCATCCCACCGGGTTCATACCCCGGAGATCGCAGGTTCGAATCCTGCCGCAGCTATTCACCCTTTGAACCGCGGAGTTTCAGTGGCCGTCGACATCAGCAAAGTCCAAGAGTGCGAGCTTCAGCAGCCGTCGACGTGGCACGTGCTCATGCGCACAGATGCGTCGCATGACGTGGGCTTCACGCGCATCGTCGAAGGTCAGACTGAGACGCCGATCGACTGGCCGCAGTTCAAGCGCTTGCTCGCTGGCCACGGCCACGAGTTCCTTGTTGCTCGTCGTGAGGTTGACGGTGCGACGGTGCCGGCTGAAGGCTGGGAAGAGGAAGCGCGCAAGTGCGTCCGCGGTCGACTTCTCGCCGAGCCGTGGCTGTCGCTTCTGCCCATCCTCGAAGAGGAGGAAGAGGAAGAGGACATCAGTGCGCCGCCTCTTCAGCACCTTGTTGAACTTGGGATTGTGAAGGTTGAAGAGGTTGGCGGCGGGTTCATCGCTTACTTCGCCGACGCGCCATCGATCTCGACATCGCTTCCGCATTCAAGCAGCGCGAGCGAAGAGCTCGCACGGCTCAGCGAGGCAGCAAACCTGCTCGCAAACGACAAGACCGAGCAGGGCTTGTTCCTCCTCGAAGTCGAGGCGAAGCATCCGTTTCTGTGGCGTGGTGCAGAAGCGAAAGCAACGGAAGAGAAGCCCGCCAAGGCCACCAAGCCAAAGGCCGAGAAGCCCGCCAAGGCCACCAAGCCAAAGGCCGAGAAGGACTGATGCGCATCGAGACGGAAGCGTTGAGGGCTGCGTTGCATCGCGTCGAGGTCGAACTCGAACGTGCGGCGCCCCATGCGCTTTCGATGATCGCTGACCACGTGGTCAACGAGGCTCGCCGCACGACACTCTTTCGCGACCGCACGGGCATGCTGCGCCGCTCCATTCTGCGCGGTCCCGTCGCCGGTTCGTTCGCATCCGGAACGCTCGCCGTGGACACGAAGGCGGGCATCGGCATGAACTACGGCGTGTTCGTTCACGACGGCACGCGACCGCATGTCATCGAGCCAAAGCGTCGCAAGTCGCTGCGCTTCGTGGTCGGTGGCGGATTCATCTTCGCGCGGAGCGTTCGCCACCCAGGCACGCAGCCGCGCCCGTTCATGCAGGAGGCGGTTCGCGCCACGGGCTCGTTCGCAACGCGCACTCTCTCGCAGGCGATGCAGCTCGCATTCGCTCGGGCGGGTGCCGCGTGACCATCAACGTTGATGAAGTCTGCACGGATGAGAACCTCATCGAAGAAGTGGGGGGCGCGGAGGCGCTCTCGAATCTCCTTTCGCGTTCGCTCGGCAACGATTCCACGCTTGCTCGGCGCGCAGCGCTCAACGACGTGCTGCGCATGCTCTCGCGGCGCGCGCCGCCGATCACAGACGCAGACATCGTCGACCCAACGGAGCTTCGCGCAGCGGTCGCATACGGCGCACTGACTCGGCTCTACAGGCAAGCGATCACCACGTCGGATTCCGTCTTCGCTCTCCACGCGAAGACGTACCAGACGCAGTTCGACGACGAGGTCAACGGGCTTCGGCCAACCGTCGCCGACGATGAGTTGGACGGCGACATCCATGCCTCGGCGTGGTCTTTCGGCACGGAGCGGCGATGAGCTACGACTCCGCACAGGACGGGCTCATCCTCGCGCTGAGGCTCATCGCCGAGAGCGAGATCGGCGCGCTGGTCGACACGGGCGAAGTGTCCGTCGTGGCATCAACGAAGGGCTATCCGGCGCCACTCGAAAGCATCGAGCAAATGCGCTTGCCGTGCATGTGCATCTACGTCCCAAGCGAGACGAACGTGCGCACAGGGCAGCGTGTCGACACCCGCTGCGAAGTGACGTTCGAGTACATCCTCCCGGCCACGCCGCTTGCCAAGTTGGACCTGCGTTGGCCCATCCTTCGCGCCGTGTGGGCAGCCGTGGTGAAGAGCGTCCGCATCGGCAAGGCCAAGGGCCGCGATGTGCTCACCGACGTGGGCGTGATCGACATCGAACACGACCAAGCGAGCGCGAAGTACAGCTTCGCAAGCGGGGGCGAGGACGCTTACCCGGTCTTCGTCGGGACGCTTCGCATCACGCAGCGGCCAGTGACCGACATGCCGACGCAGGAGTTCCTCTCGTTGCTCGCAGACGTCAACCGCGTCGAGCCCGACGCGAACGCATCGATTCAACCGCAAGTGCAAGTGCTTGCCGTTTCGGAGACGTGATCATGGACATGATTCGCATCAAGCCCGTTGAGGGGAAGTCGCTGCCTCAAGAGGCGCAGCCACGCCGCCGCGTGACGCAAGTCACCACCGTGCCGAACACGGCCTACTACCGCCGCGCGATTGCACGTGGCGACGTCGCATTGGCCGAGCCCGTGAGCACGGTGGCCGACGACGAAACTGCGTGAGCGAACCTCCGCACCAACCCTGAATACCGTCCAACGGAGGCCCAAGCATGACCCTCGCAAGCGTGATCGATTCTTCCTACAAAGTCCCCGGCAGCTTCGTTGCAATCAGCCTTGGTGCGGGCGCTCGCTCGCCTGGCACAGGCGCGATGAAGGTGCTGCTCGTCGGCAACAAGAGCGCGGCCGGAACAGGCAACGTCAACCAGGTCTACGAGGTAGCCGGCAAAGACGACGTGAAGCTTCTTGCGGGCCAGGGCAGTGAACTGCATCGAATGGCCATCGCCATCTTCAAGGCCAACCCCATCGCGTCTGTGTCGATCGTCATCGTCACGGCGGCGGGCACGGCAGCAACGAAGACGTTCACCGTCGCAGGCACCACGGCATCGGTGGATGGCGCTGTCGAGGTGTGGATTGCGGGCGAGCGAGTCATCGCGCCGATCTCGATTGGCGACACTCCCACGCTTGCGGCTGCAGCCATCGCAGCGGCCATCAACGCGCGTCCGGACCTTCCGGTCACGGCCACGAGTGCGATCGGCGTCGTGACTGCCACCGCACGCTGCGCAGGTATTCGCGGCAACCGCATCTCGTCGCGCTCTCTGCTCACAGGCGGCACCGGGCTCACACACACCGCGGTGACCGGCTTCTTCACGACCGGCGCCACGATGGACGACCCACAGCTTGCCCTCGATGCGGCCTCCCCGCTTCGCTGGCACCTTGTCGTCGCGCCCTACACGACGACGACCGAACTGCAGAAGTTCCGCTCGATGCTCAACACGGGCGCACTGCCGATCAACGGGAAGCGCGGGCGGTTCGTCGCCTGCTCTCCTGACACGCTCGCTGCGTCCATCACGATCAGCGACGCCGTGAACGCGGCACGCGGCGAAATCGCGTGGCTTGAGGACTGCGATGACCTCCCCGGAGAAGTCGCGGCCGCTCTCGCTGGCACCATCACCGCAGCGCGCTCGAGCGACCGCGCAGCAAACCTCGACGGCATCACGGTGCTTGGGTTGAAGCCGCAGCCTGCACTCGACGATGTCCCGACCGCCGCCGAACAGAACTCGGCGCTGAACAACGGTTTGACGCCACTCGTCACGGTGAACGGCGAAATCCGCATCGTGCGCAGCGTGACGAACTACCACCTGGACGGAACGGGCGCGGACGACTTCAGCATCCTCGACTCGCACAAGGTCGACGTCGCGGACTTCATTGGTGACGTCATCGAGCAGAACTTCGCGACCCGGTACAAGGGTTTCAAAATCTCGGCGCATCCGACCGATGGAACGGCGCCCCCCGCGAAGGTTGCGACGCCGGTCACGGTCCGCGACTTCCTCTACATCCAGCTCGTCTCGGCAGAAGAGCAGGCGCTTCTTGAGGGCGCCGAAGCGCTCAAGTCGCAGCTCGTTGTCGAACTCGATGTGAACACGGCGGGCCGCATGAACGCCGACATCCCGATCAACGTCATCGACCACTTCCACCAGCTCGGCGCCAACGTCGCGCAGGTCGGCTGAGAAGGAGCGCCCCATGGCATTCGAATACTACGAGGGACCTGGCGAGATTCAGTTCAACGGCTCGACGCTGGCTGAGGCGACGTCGGTCAAAGTTCAGTACATGTCCAACAGCAAGCCTGTCATCACGATGGCGAAGGGCTTCTCTGGCGTGTCGCGCGGGCCCGCGCAGTCGAGGCTCAGCGTGGAGAACGCATGCCCCAAGGCGGGCATGGAAGACGAGTTCATCGAGAAGTGCATCGCGGGCGAAAAGGTCGACATCGTTGTCGTCTTCGGCGGCAAGCGGCGCACGCATCAAGGTGTCATCGACACCGTCGACACGAGCTCGGCTTCTGACGCGACGGGCATGGTGAACTTCGAGGTTGTTGCAGGGCCGCCCAAGGTTCTCTGATGGCTCGTTTCGCTGACGTCCAAGTGACCGCGGTGGTGCGTGGGGCTCGTGCTCCGCGCACGGTCGCGTTCCCCGGCCGCGAAGGTGTCGTGGTCGCCGTTCGCTTGCTCACCGACCAAGAGATCGACGACTGCCGGCTTCGCGCCTTCGCAGCGCTGAAGAAGGGCGCGGAGAAAAACGGTTGGGACGTCGCCACGCTCACCGATGTGGATCCTGACCTTCTCGCGCGCATGCAGACGCGGGAGATCATCGCGCGCGCGTTCATCGACTCGGAGACGACCGAGAACGAGAAGCCAACGCCATTCTTCTCATCGGCAGACGAAGTCGGGCGCGAGGTCGATGCGCCTACGGTCGAGCTGCTCTTCACGCTCTACCTTGAGCATCAATCCTTCGTGGCGCCGCTGAAGAGCGCGAGCGAAGAGGAGGTGAAGGCCCTCGCGGAGGCCTTGGGAAAAGCGCCGCCCGCGTCGGTTTTGGCAGCGTTCGATCGGAGCACGCTTGTGCGCTTGTGCACTTCTTTGGCGTCCGCTCTGCGCTCGAGGACCTGACCGACGAGCAGGTGTTGTTTTGGCACCGGTGCCGCTTCCCGGTAGCGGCGCAGAAGGAGTCAGACGATGGCCAACGGAGTAGTGCGCTGGGTGATGGAGGTAAGCGGCGGGGCCCAGGTCCGACAGGCTCTCCGCGGTCTCGTCAACGAGAGCCGAAACGCTGACCGGGCGACCTCAGCAAGCGCTCGCGCTTCGTCGACAGAGCGAGGCCGGCTCTCGCGTTCGCTGAGTCGTGACCTTCAGCGCGATGTGCGCGGACGTGTGCGGGCCGAGTCGGATGCTGACAGGGCCATCCTGCAGTCGGCGCGCGAGACGTCGCGTGAACGCGGGCGCCTTCGTCGCGCTGAAGAGCGGGACATGCGGCGCGCGCTGAACAACTCGCGCCCACAAGGACACGGCGGGCGAGGTGGCGCTCTGCGTGCGGTGGGCGCAGCGGTGACGGGCGTCGCGCAGGCGGCAATGGGCCGCGTCGAAGGATGGTCGTCAGCACTTGGCGCGCCTACGCGTGACGAGCTCATCCAGCGCACGCTCGCCAACCAGCTCTCGCTCATTCGCGCGACGTCGGGCGCTGGCATGAGCACGCAGCAATCCGACGCGGTGTTCACGCAGGTGCAGCGCGTGGCCCGCTCCACAGGAACCGACACGGGGCAGCTCACCGAAGGCCTTGCTGTGGCGCAGGAGCGCTTCAGCGCGCTTGGCCCCATCTCGGACAACCTCGAGCAAATCGCGCTTGCCGCGCGTGCGGTCGACGCGCCAGTGGCCGACATGGTTGGAGCGCTCGGCGAGTTCCAGCGGCAGCTTGGCGTGTCGTCCGAAGAGATTCCGACGCTGCTCGGGCTCATGGCCGATGGGATGAACCAGGGCTCGCTCAACGCGGGCGACGTGGCATCCAACTTCTCCTCGCTCATGTCGACCTTCACGACGCTTCGTGGAGACGCAGGACGAGGCACCGCAGGAGCAACAGAGTTCCTGGCCACGGCGCAAGCGCTTGGCGCGTCCGGAGCGGGGCCGGAAGGCGCGCGCACGCTCATGGAGAACATGATGTCGCAGCTGTCGCGAACCGACACGCAGCGGAACCTTGAGCAAGCGCTGGGCGATCAAAACGTGTTCAACGACCAAGGCCAAATGCAGGTTGGCTTTGGCGAGCTCATCTCCCGCATGGCGAACACGCCAGGCATGCAGAACGCGGCAGTCATGCAGGACATCTTCGGCAACGACATGCAGGGGGCACGCGCACGCAACTTTCTCATCGAGCAGACCCGCACGACAGGCAATCCAATCGACGCGCTCATGGGAGCGAGCGCAGGGCGTGGCAATGACTTCATCACGAGCGTGAACAGCCGAATCGATGCGAGCCCAGCAGGCGAAGCGATGCGCATTCGCGCGAACGCGGAAGCGAACTTTGCAGCGAATGGCGATGAGCTGCTCCGCACCATGACAGACATGGTCGGGCCGATGTCCGAGCTGACATCGCAGTACCCGATGGCGACCGAGGCGCTCGGCTTCTTCCGTGACGCGATCGGCAGCGTCACAGGCGCGCTTGGAACGCTCGGGCTCATCAACATGGCCGGGGCAGGTGGAGGCATCGCGGGCGCCCTGGGCCTTGGCGGTGCAGGGGCCGGGGCAGCAGGCGCAGGCGTTGCTGGAGTAGGCGGCGCGGGGCTTCTGGGAATGGCGATTCCGGCCCTCGGCATCGGCTCTGCGCTCGTTGGCGCGGGCGTGATGGCGGCAGACTATCGACGCAACGCGCGCGAGCGCGACCGGCGCAGCGCTGGCAACGCGTTTCTGATGAACAACCCAGAACTCGCAACCGCTGAGGCTCTCGCCAACACAACGACGCAGGCAGAGGGCGCCGCGATGCTTGAGCGCGAGGGCAGGCGTTCCGCAGGTGCACAAGGGCGCCGAACCGCAGCGTCCAACATGGCGATGTTTCGCGGCGAGGCGTCCACCGTCACCCTCGATGATGCCAGCGTGAACGCTCTCTCGCAGGGCATGGTGCGAGCCTTCGATCGTGGCGCGCCCGCAGCAGGACGCACGCCCACAGAGCCAGGGAGACGGCAATGAGCGAAGCCTGGGACGACATCCTTCAAGAGGCCTCCATCGGTGGCGTCGAGTTCCCGCTTGCTCGTCGCAGGTGGAGCGGTGGCCGTGATGGCGCGCACCTCGTGTTTCCGCATGCGCCTGGCCAAGCGGTCGACGACACGGGCCGCAAGGCGCGCACGCTTGAGCTTGAGATCGAGCTCTTCGCCGACATCGACGAGAGCTACTACCCCAGCAAGTTCCGTGAACTGGTGTCGCTCTTCGAGAACGACACGCAGCAAGGCGAGCACGAGTACGTCGACCCGATTCTCGCGCCGATGAACGTCAAGGTCTGGGACTTCGATGTCGACGAGGACGCAGATCGACGCAACGGCGGCGTGATTCGCGTGAGCCTCGAGGAAGTCACGCAGGAGGTTCGCTCGACGGTGCTTTCGCCGCGGCGTTCACCTCGCGTTGTTGCGTCCGAGACAGCGGCTGAGCTCGACGACGCGGTCGCGGAATCGGGCGTGACTGACGCTGAGGTCGACAGTGCATTCGAAAAGGCCGGCGCACCAAAGTCAGGCGAGGAGAAGGCGTGGCCCGCGGGTCAGACCTTCGGGTCACTCACAACCGCATTCGTCGACGGGCTCAACACCGGGCTTCGCTCGGTGGATGAGGTCGCAGCACGGGCGGACATCGCACGGCGTCGTGTTGCTTCGGTGACCAGCCTCGCCCCGTTCCGCACAGTCGGCGGGTGGCGTGGATACGCCGCATCGCTTCAGCTTGTCGATGCTCTTGCCGACCTTGCCGAGACGGCGGCGCGCAAAGCGGTTGCGATCATCGAGGTGCGCCTCACGGCGGACACGAGCGCGGCCGAGCTCGCGCTGCGCCTCTACCAGGACCGTACTCGCGCAGGGGAAATCATCCAGCGCAACCCGACCAGGAACCCGAACCGCTATCCGTCCGGAAGCGTGCTGAAGGTGCTTGAGCGATGAGCCGCAGAGACTTCGCATCGGTCACGCTTGGTTCGTCCGAGCTGAGCACGTGGCAGTCGTACGAAATCACGAGCGACCTCACGACTCCCGCGGACGCGTTCTCGCTCACGGTGCCGATGACAGGCACCTACGGCCAGCGGCGCGACATCCTGCGAGCGATGCGTGAAGGCGTGCGGGTCAGCGTCTACATCAACGCGGAGCCGGACGCTGGCGCATCGGTCGAAGCGCTTCAGATGACGGGCATCATCGACAACCTAAGCGTGACGGGCGGACGCGGTGGGACCGTGCTGCGCATCCAAGGGCGAGACAACGGTGGACTTCTCACGAGCGCGATGGTCGACCCTCGATTGACCGTCACGTCAAGCACGCGCCTCGTTGCGCTGATCGGTGACCTCGTCTCCGACTTCGGCATGGAGGTCGTCACCGACACGGCTCTCGCACGGCAAGAGCTCACCGGCATGTCGCAGAGCGAAAGCGCTTCAGCACTTGGACGTGCAAGGGCGCGTTCCGGTGGCAGTGCAAGCGCTCGCGCGGCTGCGCGCGCACAGCGTGGTCACGGCGGGCTCACGCAGCCGGAGATTCAACGCGTGTCGGTCCGCGACGCCAGGCCGCGCATGCGCGAGACCGTGTGGGAGTTCATCGACCGGCACTGCCGACGCTTTGGCGTGATGTGCTGGGTGGACGCACGCGGGCGGCTTGTGATTGGCGCACCGGACTACGACCAAGAGCCGATCATGCGGCTTGTGCGCACGCTCGCGCCCACAGCGGAAGAGCCGAACAACATCCTTGAGGGCGGCTCCACAGAGCGATGGGACGGGCTCTCAAGCGAGGTCACGGTGTATGGGCGGGCGCATGGCCAAGACGGCTCGCGCTCACGCTTCGTCGGACACGCCACGAACCCGAACGTCGACGTGCACCGGCCAGTCGTCATCCACGACCCTTCTTGCCGCACCACGGAGGAAGCGCAGCGGAGAGCGGACGAGGAGCTTGGCAGGCAGCGCGAGGATGCGTTCTTCCTGGAGTACGACGTGCCGCATCACGGCCAAGGATCGCGGCTCTACGCGATCGACACTGTCCTCGATGTGCTCGACGAAGAAGCAGCGGTTGAAGGCCTCTTCTACGTCGTCGGGCGCACCTTCACTTGCTCTCGCCAAGAGGGCGCGAAAACACGACTGCGGCTCGTGCCGCTAGGAGCGATCACGGTATGAGTGCAACACGCGGTTTTGTTTTTGGGGTGCTTGCTGGACTCTTCGACTTTGGCCGCATCACGGGCACGAAGAGGGGCACGACGAACAAAACGATCGCTCTCGACTTTGAGGGCAACGTTGACCAGGAGGACCGTGCCGAGACGGAGTCTGCGGACGTCTGGGGATGCTCTGCGATGCAGTACCGACCCGCAGACCCAGACGGCGACGGTGCGGCTGAGGTGCTCTACATCCGGCGCGATGGCGAGCTCTTGCCGATCGCAACGCGCGACTTCCGCTTCCAAGTCGACCTTGAGAAGGGCGAGGTCGTGGTCACGAACAACGACAAGGCGAACCCATGCCGCATTTGGCTCAAGGCGAACGGACACGTCTACGTCGAAGGCGTCGAAGTTCGCTTGGGCAGCACAAGCGCAAGCGATGCGGTCGCGCTTGCACCCGCAGTGAACTCCCGTCTCGATGACATTGCCGAAGCGTTGGATGCGTTGGCGGGTGGGATTCCGGTGCCAAACGATGGAGGTGCAGCGATTCAAACGGCATTCAAGACCAAGTGGCCAGGTTCGTTCCCAATCGGCATTCCAACTTCTGCGGCCGACGTTGGGGCAACGAAGGTGAAGGCTGTTTGAGTCGACACCTATCAAACGGCCAAGCATCATCGCGACCATGGATGCAAAGACGGGTGCGGTGATCGGCGGACTTGTGATCGTTGTGGTTGGTGTTGTTGGGTGGCTGTCGACGCAGACAGAGCACGAGGGAAGAGAAAGAGCGCCAAGCTCCACGCCTCAGCCGAGCGAAGACCATCGCCCTGCTTCATTGCCTGACTCTTGGGAGTGGACCGGCCGCGTTGGTTGGCCAGCGCTCGACGCGTTGAACACCGCTTGCCGTCAGATGCAGGCTTGCAGAGAACTGCCAGGGGCACAGCGCGCAGAGTGCTTTGCGAGCGGCATTTCCCGGTGCGAGCCAGCGCTTGAGGCGCTTCAAAGCGCGATCGCCACGGGCCCCGCCGACGTGGTGCAGATTTTCGAGCTCAACGCAGAGCAGACGGCGATGGAGCTTTGTGTGTATCAGCAGAACCTCCAGGCGCATCGCGACCATCCAGAGCTGGTGAACGCTGTGTCTGCGCCGGTGTCGTCAGAAGAGGCGATCGAAGAAGTGGCCGATGGGGCCGGAGGCGAAGCTCTCGCGGCGGTTTCCAGCGCCATTTCGGCGTGCATGAATCCACCACAGCAGACGCGTCGCGGAACCGCATCAACGGACCAAACGCTACGGTCGCACTTCGGTTGCTGTCGAAACGTTGCTGGGGCGGGCTGCGTTCCCGTGTGCTGCACGCCAGAGCGCGTTGCGATCATGGTGCGTGAAGGAACCGCGCCACTGCCGCCCGACTCCGCTTGCCTCTAATGTTGCCCCTCCACGACATCGCCCCCGACGATCGCGGCAATGTCGATTCCCGGCGCCGCACGACGATGGATTGACCCGAAGACTCGTGACTACGTCGTAGAGCGTGGCGGTCCTCGGAGCGACTCCACGCGCGCGGCGAAGGTGTATCTGCGCATGGCCACGCGTCGCGGTACGTGCGCCGTGAATCCGTTGCTTGGCTCGCGCCTTCACCTCATCAAGCGGACCGCACGAGGCGTCACGCAGCGGGCCGAGGCGTACGCGCTGGAGTGCGTCGAAGACATGGTCCGCGCTCGTGAGATTCGAGACGTCACGGCCGTGGCCGAAGTGCTGCGTGATGAGACCGGCGCGCGACTGGACACGACGCTTTCGTTCCGCGACACGGCAGGCGACCCGCGCTCTGTGCGCTTCCAGCAAAGAATGGTGGGCTGATGCCGATTGAGACCAAGACGCTCGACGAGCTCGAGGCGATTGGACGAGGCGCGATTCGCGCGCTGATTCCCGACGCAGACGTGAGCCCAGGCAGCGACTACGACACGACCGTGCGCATGGCTGCGGCACTTGCGATGGGCCAGCAGGCGACCGCGGAATACGTGGCGCGCCAAATCTTTCCGGAGTCGGCGGACGAGGAGAACCTGCTCTTGCACGCGAAGGCGCGCGGCACGTTCCGTCAGCCCGCGGCGAAGTCGGTTGGCGTGGTTGCGATCGTCGCAACGGCAACGGGCGTCGCGATTCCACCGGGCCAAGTATTCACGCATGGCGATGGAACGCGGTTCATCTCGGCGCTCGGCGGTCTGACCGACACGCCAAGCTTTACTGGCAAGACGGTCGCACCCGACAGCACGCCGTTTCGTCTCGTTGTGCACCCCAGCACGACAGGCATGTTCGAGGGCCAAATCCTCACGGTGAATGGTGAGCCTCGGGCCATTCGAGACGTGCTCACGGCTGTGTCGTGCGTCGACCTCTACGAGCCCCTTCCCGTCACACCGGCAAGCGGCACGGCGATCACCGCAACCATCGGCTGCGTGGTCGACATCGAAGCGGAAGCGATTGGCATCGCGGGCAACAAGCCGATCGGCGACCTGCTCACGATGGTGGCGCCTCCAACTGACGTTGGACCAACGGCACACATTGCAGAGCTCGGCGGTGGCGGCGATGTCGAAGTGCGCGAAGCTCTTCGCGCACGAGTGATGGACATCGACGCTGTGCCTCCCGCTTGCGGCAACGCCTCGCACATTCGCGAGCTCGCACGAACGGTCGCAGGCACGCGTGTTGAAGACGCCGTCGTGTTCCCCGGCTTCCGCGGCCTTGGCACCGTCGATGTGTTCCCGATCGGCGTCCCCGGCGCGCGGTTGCTCCCCTCGACGAGCCTCACGCGCATTCGCCAGGCCATCGAGGCAGTCGTTCCAGAGTCGCTCGACGTGAGCGTGCAGGCGCTTGCGCCAGGCGTCTTCACGAACGTCGATGTGACGGTCACGACAGAGCGCGGCTACGAGCGCGACTTCAGCGTAGGGCCGTTCGCGATCGACACGGGCTCCACCACGCGCCGCATCCGAATCACGACAGCGCCGACTGGCATCGAGATTGGCGACCGCATCCAAGTGCAGCAAGAGGTTGGTGGGCGCTGGAGGGTGCTTCACGTTGGAGTCACAGGCCTCTCTTCGGCAGCCCCACACTTCATCGATGTCGATGCGGACTTGCCGCTTGTGCCGCTCGTCACCGACCCGAACGTGATCTCAGGCGGGACGCTTGTAGAGCCGATTCGCGCGGCGATTCTGGCGCTCTTCGATGGCCTTGGACCTTCCGCACGAAGTGGTGCGTCGTGGGCTTACGAGCGCTGGCCGCTGCCCACTGAAAAATGGACGGACACACTCACGATGGCGGCGATCATTGAGGCGCTGATGGGCGTGCCTGGCGTTGCCAACGTCACGCTTGCTGAGCCCGCAGCAGACATCACGCCGAGCGCACAGCAGCTCGCGCAGCTTGCCCAACTCACCATTCGCTTCGTCGAGGTCGCATGACGGTCACACAGCTCACGCCAACGGACGGGTCTGGAGGTCGCGACAAGACGGATGCGCGTGCGGTCATCGACCGCGTTCGCCAGATTCCTGCGGACGAGTGGAACAACATCAAAAACGGGGTGATGGAGCTTCAGGCGCATGCTCTCGGTGACGCACGGAGAATCCGCGTCAGTCCGACTATCACCGCAGACCAAGCGGTCAGCGCTTCGTACGACATTCACCAGGTCAACAACGATGCGGGCGAGATCAACCTCACCCTGCCTGCGCCCTCTCCTGCTGGGCAAATCGTTGAAGTGAAGAAGGTCAACGTCGCTGCGAACAAAATCAACATGCGGCCGCACAACGGTGCGACTTCGGTTGAGGGTGCGACAGCTGGAGACGACTTCACGCTGCCCAGCTCGAACGCGGCCACGCGAGGCCATTGGCGCGTCTACTCAGACGGCACGCACTGGTGGCTAGGCTGATGGATTTCCCGCTCAGTCTTGGACTCGGGTTCCTCGGCGACGCTTCTGCCGTAGACCAAAACTTGAGCACGCTCATCGGCATGCAGGGCGTTGGCGCGTACTCCGACGATGCCGACTCCTACCGAGTGCGTGAGCTCGCCGCGTTGGCGCTCGTCCTCGCGCACTCGCAGATGACCCTCGAAGCAGCCGGGGCCGGCGTCTTTCCGCAAGGCTCCATCGAGCTCCTCACGGCGCACGAGCGAAGACACCTGGTACCCAACGATGCGGCGCGCACGGAGGAGCAGCGCCAGGTGCGCCTGGCCGCACTTGCTCGAGCGCTGCGTGGCGCTTCGGCAGTGGACATCGAGGCTGCGGTGGCCTTGCTTGGCATCACAGCGAACATCGCTTCGATCACGCGCGGCAACGTCGTCACCGATGGCGCGACGCCTGACGCCGTCTTTCAGCTCGCCTTCGACGTGAGCGATAAGCTTGGAGCGGTCGACCGTCGTGCGGCCGTTGACATCCTGCGTCGATGTCTACCCGTGATGCAGTATGGGCACATGGGCCACGCGAGCCCGCAAGAGATGATCGTCGTGAGTGACCGTGCGAAATGGGACGGCACCGAGGTGATGGGAGATTGCGCGCTCGCGGTCGGAACGAGCGTGCAGAACCGCTACCCGTCGCGACTCAAGAACTACGGGCCGCTCTCGCGTCTCACGGCTCGCGACCTCAACGCTATCCAAGCGCAAATGCTTGTGTCCGCGTGCAACAAGACGGCGAACTCGATCCAGTGCAAAGCGGGCGGCAAGCTCATCGCGTTTGCGCGGCACGTCAGCGCGGGCGCGACTGTTGCGCTTGAGACGGGCGATCACCGATACCGGCTCGCGCGTGTCGTGATGCACCTCGCCGCGTCCACTTCGGACATGCGACCGGGCCAGACGCTGGACACGCTTTTGAACGGCTCGACGCTGCAAGAAAAGCTCTGGTACACGGGCGATGGATCGTCTGGGTACGACGCGGTCTTCTCAGACGGGAGCGTGCTCGGAGGGCTTCGCGCAACGGCTTCACAAATCGAGTTCACGTCATCGAGCGCATCAGCGCACACGATTTGCGGCTTCATCGAGCTGTCCGAAGACGTGCGTTCCGGAGGACGAGCGCCAGAGCTCACGACGTTTGCGGATGGCGCGACGCTGGCCGCAAACGTGTTCAAAAAGACGTGGTGGGAGGCGGTTCGAGATAGCGCGGGCGTGCATCGCGCGAACGGTTCCGTGGACAACTGGAGTGCGTTCCCGTCGACCGTTTGCGGCGGCGTCTCGCGGCAGTTCGTCCTCGCGCACAGCGTCAAGCCGGTGTCAGGTGCCAACGTCTTCGTCGCTGACACGACGCAGGACTGGCGCGATCGACTGCTCTTCATCGAAGCCGCTTCGGTGGGTCTTGAGACGGCGGCGCCGGTAGGCTTTCCCGGTGGCCCCTCGGACACTGTTTTCGTGACCTATCCGTCAAGCTCGGTCCGCGTGGCCTACACAGGCACAGGCGTCGCGCAGGGCAACACGTCGACGCTGCCCTATCACATGCAGCTCGACGGCTACCTTCGCATCGGTGCGCGTGATTCTGACGGTGCGCTGCTCATCGAACACATCTCGACCGGAGACCCCGACGAGCCGTACTCGGCAGCGCTTGTGATCGTTCATGCGACGGACCGTCTCGGTGTCCGCTCTGCAGCGACTACGATCGCAAACCCCGTGTCCGCATCAGACACCACGCTCGTCCAGAGCGAGACGCTCAACGGCATCCAGGACGCGGGCATGCTGACCCAGGGGCGCGCAGTTGAGCCCGTGCCGGGTGAGACACCTGTGCCCGTCAACGTGATGCCGCTCGGGCCATGCGTGCGCGGCTCGCCAAGGGTGCCGATCGCGTTCTCGCTCGCTCGTCGGGACGGGCGCAAAGACCAGCCACGCTTTGAGCGGCGGCAGCCCGTTGCAGGTCGCCTGCGCCGCATCTTTGCCGTCACCGTGAGCAGCGGCGCAAGCGTGGTGGTCGACGACGCGAACGACTGGCGCGACCGCTTCGCGGTGGTCTTCGTTGCGGAGAGTGGTGCGGACATCCGGCCAGGGTTCCCGCAGGACGACTACGTGTCTTCGGGCGCTGCCACACAGCATCACATGGCCACGTACTTTGGCAGCGGTCGGAGTAGTGGTGCATACGCCAGCGGCGACTACGTTGCGCTCTTGGGTGGGTCGTCGCTCGTCATCTCGGCGCGCGCTTCCGATGGTGCGCTTGAGGTCCGCAACGACACCGGTTCCATTCGGTACCTGGTGGGCTGGATTGAGGCTGGTTTCCCTCTCGGGCCGCGCTCCGTCTGACGGCCTAATGTTGCCTCTGCGCTGAAGTGCAATCGCACTCTTGGCGCCATGCACATTCGCCCAAAGAGCCGTGCCGATGCCTGAGTGGCTGTCGGCAATGCTCGGCAGTAGCGCCTTCGTGGGCGCGTCCGCCCTTGCTTTACGCGAGGGCTCGCTCGCGTTGAAGTCGCGCAACGCTGCTGCTGTCGCAAAACTCAACGCCGAGACCGAGCGGATGCTCGCGGAAGCTCGCGTCAGAGAAGCGCAGTCACGCATCACGGAGAGCGATGCGTATGTCATCCGCATGACCGTCGAGACGCAGCAGGGGCAAATCGGCGTGCTCACCGAACGCATCAACATCCTCGAGGCGACCGTTGCGACGAAGGACGCCGACCTCCGCATCGCGCGCGAGCAACGCGACGAAGCGCACGAACGAATCGAGGCGATGCGTTCGGACTTCCACGCGTTCAACGCGGCTGTTCGCGCTGGCCGTCCGCCCAAGCACACGCCCCCAAGCCTCGCCCGCATCGACCACACGCAGCCATTTGGAGTCACACGATGAACGCCCCACGCCCACCTTCCACGCTCCGCTATTTCGACTGCGGCCACTTGCCACAGAACCTGCAAGACATTGTCGCGCCCTTCCGCTCCATCGCTCACGAGATGATTGCGCGAGGCGGCGATCCGGCTGAGATGCATGCGGGTCTGCGCAAGCTGCTTGAGGCGAAGGATTGCGCCGTGCGCGCGATGATTCCGGAGGCGAAGTGAACCCTCTTCGCTACGTCCACTCTTGGCCCTCGGTCGTCTTCATGTGCGTCGCGATCGCTGGTGTCGTCGGCATCTTCGCGCTGGCAAAGCCAGACGAGCGCATCACGATTTTGACCATCTTCAGCACGCTCGCGACGGTGGGCGCAGCGGTCGCACGGCAGGCCTTCGCGGTGCCACCTCCCACAGCGCCGAAGCGCATCGAGTTGCCCCGCAAGAGCGATGACGATGATGACTCTGACGAGGGTGGCGAAGTGCTTGCCGAGGAGCCGCCGACGAAGCCGCTTCCACGCACGCCCGTGCGCGTGACTCTCTCGCCGCGTGTCGCGCTCGCTATGCTCCCTATGCTCCTGCTCGGGTGCTCGCCGTCAGCGCTCCAGACGCACGCGACGACGGCGCTCATCGCACGCCACACGCTTGAGATGACCCACGACGCGATTGAGGTGACGTGCACCCGGCTCGCTCACGAGTGCGCCGACGACGCATGTCTCGCTGCGCGCGAAGCTGACTGCACCGCTGCGGGCCACGCTCAAGAAGCTGCGGTCGCGGCTGTGCTCACCTACGCCGACGCCATCGAACTCGCGGCACTGGCCGACGAGGGCCAGGTCATGGCGACACTTCGCTTCGCGCTTGAAGCGGCCGCTCGGGCATGGACCGAGGCGGGCCAGCGGCTCGCGACGATCGGCATCACCATTCCTGCAATCGGGGGGCTGTGATGGACTGGCTCGTAACGATTTTCATCGCGCTACTGCCGAAGCTGGCCGAGCACTTCCCAGAGATCTTCGCAGCCGTCACGGGCGGCACTTCGCTCGCCGAGACGCTCGCCCGCGTGCGGTCCACGGGGCACCCGGTTGGCGCTGCGACGGAGATGGTGCAGGGCATCTTCGCGGCCGAGCGCAAGGCCCGTGCAGACGCAGCAGCAGCGGCGAATCCGCGCATGTCGGGTCACCACGTCGACGTGCTCAAGCGCCTTGCTGTGAGCGATTCGCTCACGCGCGAAGAGCGTCACGCGCTCACGGAGTCGGCGGCGTTCGTGTCGACGACGCTTGCTCTCGATGACGTCCAAGCCCTGTCCGCGCCAGGCGGCACCTGGGGGCCATCGCGCGACGCGGGCATCCCCGCGAAGCTCCTGCGCGAAATGGGCACCGCTGACACCTCGCCAAGCCCTGCCGATTTTGTTGGCACGGGCGAGCTTTCGGTTGGTGAGATCGAGGCTGCGCGGATGCATGGGAAGCTGCGTGTGGTTGAAGGTGGATACGGGTTCGTGCCCCGCGATTGGTTGGCGCATCTCCGTGAGCAGGTAGCCAAGCCGAGCGGCACCGCTGACACCGTACCTGCCCCACGCGCCGAGCTTCGGCCGGTGATGGTCGCGGTGCCAGTCGAAGCGCCAAAGGGCGCGTGGAGCGAACCGGGCGAGGGCGACTGATGGACATCGTCACAAAGCACGCGCTCCACATCCCCCGCACGCTTGAGCCTGGGGTGCTCCATGTTTCGCGTGAGTACGAGGTGGCTCGACATCTTTGCCCATGTGGATGTGGCGAAGGCGTCGTGACGCCGCTCGGCGCTGGCCAGTGGACGCTCACGGAAGACGGCGACAAGCCCACGCTCTCGCCTTCGATCAGCAACGCGCAGACCTGCAAGGCGCACTACTTCATCACGGCAGGGAAAGTGGTGATGGCATGACCTTCCCTCGCGGCATCATCCACGGCGGTCGCGTGCTCTCGACGCGCTTCGATCGCGTGCTGCGTGACCCGACTGCGATGTGGGCGAAGGGCCGCGAGACGAGGCCGCGCAAGCTTCCGGTCAACCTGCACATCTCGCACTGGACGGCGGGCCCGCACCGCGAGGGGCTCACGTCGGGGCGCAAGCTCTTCGATGCGATGGAAGCCCGCAAGGGCGAGTCGGGTGGAGACCTCTCGGTAAGCGTGAACTTCTCCGTCGCGTGGGATGGCCTCATCTTCCAGCACTTGGACCTTCGCGCGTGCGCTGCGGTGCACGTTGGTCGACGCGACGTTATTGAGCGCAGCATCGCCACCGAGTTCATGTGGGCGGGCTCGTCGAAGCAGGCGCGGAAACTTGGCATCGCACACGCGCCAGAGCTGCGCACCTGGGGCGGTCATCGTGTCGAGTGCATGCCGCCTTCGCCCGCGATGATGGAGGCTGCGCGCTGGCTCTTCGATGCGATGTGCGACCTCGGCGAAGAGACCGATGGTGAGATCGACATCCCGCGAATCGCAGCGCCGCGAAGGCGTTTGAGCATCAAAGAGATGCATCTGTTCAAGGGCTTTGGCGAGCACGGCTCAATGCCAGGTTCTACGAAGGTCGACGCGATGGGCTACATGCTCGACGTTATCGACGGGGGCACGCGATGACCGTCCGACTGCAACCACGCCCTATCGGCGACACGTGGCGCTTCTTCCTGCGCGAGATGTCGGGTGACGTCGGCGTTGACCTCTCTGTCTACAGCGACATCTCGTGTCAGATCCGCATCGCTTCCACGCGTGCGCTCTTCGCTACGCCGACGATCATCCTTGCGGACCAGACCTCAGCGCTCACGCGCGGTTCGTACGAGCTCCGCGTCGACGCGGCTACGACCGAAGGCGCAACGAAAGGCCTCCACGTCTTCGATGTGCAGGTCACGGACTCGCTCGGCATCGTCACCACGCTGCACGTTCCTCCGCTGGAGTTCGAAGCTGTCGTTGACGTGACGAAGCTCGCGGCCGACCCGCCCGTTGCGCCTCCACCGACGTTCACGGGCGACGGCACGCGCCTGCTGATGCGCACGCCGCTTGGCGTCTACACATCGATCCGAATCGAGCCCGATGGAGCAGCAGCGCCAACCGTCACCGACGACGAAGCGCATGGCTACGCCACGGGCTCGTGGTGGCTGTATGCCGGCGACATGTGGATCTGCCGCGACGCGACCACGGGCGCAGCTGTGTGGGTGATGGACGCGGCGCCTTCGGACGAAAACCCGCTCGCGTCTGGCGTCGCATGGCCTGGTACGTCGACCGAGTACGCCCGCGGTGACCACGTGCATCCGCCTGGCTCTCAGGCGGTTCAAGATATCGCGATCACAAGCGGCGCAACGCTCGCCACAGGGGACGCGGTTGCGCTGGTCGCAGGCCGCGTGCAGCGGTCCGACGCACGCGCCGGAAGCGTTGTTGTTGGATACATCGGTCAGTGCCTCACGGGCGGCACCGGTGACGCAGGCGGCACCGTGCTCGCTCGCGTCGTCGTGTCGGGCATCGCTCCTGCATCGGGGCTGACGGCAGGCCTCCCCGTCTACCTGTCGACATCGGCAATCGGCGCGGTCACCACCGCGGCGCCTTCGGGCCTTGGAGCGCTCTCGCAGATCGTCGGGCGTGCGCTGTCGGCGACGACTTTCGCGTTGCAGGTCGACGCGGCTTCAACGGTGGATTGGTGCTCTCCACTCGACATTCCGACGAGCGGCATTTTCTACGGCCGCGCCTCCTCCGCTAATCTTTTGGCGTCAGGGCGCATCACGACAAACGGCATTGCCGATCTCTTCGGCACCGGACGATTCGCGACGGTTGATGGGGCTGGTTCCGCACCGGCCTTCATCTCAGGCGGCGGGCCCGGGTCTGACGCTTGGTTCTTTGTCAAGGCGACCCGCGCCGATCGTCTGCGCGTCGTACACGATGCAGGAATGACCGGCGTAGCGTGGAGCGGGATCTCTGTAAATCTCGCCCTTTCCGCATCTTTCTCTTCAGTGCTTGCCAAGTGCAACGGAAGCACGCCGCAGCCTTTTGATTTTGGTCAAAGCGGTGGCGAATCTCCCTATCTCGCAGGCGATGGGTTAGGCACTTTCACCGCAAAGGGTTGGAGGGCAGACGGCTTCTCTCGCTCGGGAAACGTTGCAGCTGTTTCGCTCTGGTCCAGAGGATCGATGATTGCGGACGGCACGAGCACTACCTACTCTGCTGGGACCAACGACATCACAATCGGAAACCGCCAGGACCTCGCAAACGGTTTTGACGGTCGCGTCGCCGCTTTCGCGGTGTGGAACCGTGCACTAACCGCAGCCGAGCAAAGTGGGCTCGCGAAGTGGGCACGCCGCGAGTGGGCGCTGTGACCACGACACTCGTCCTCGAGCAGGAGTCGCGCACGCTCATCACCGAGGCGGGCGGGAAGACGCTCGTGCAAGAGTCCACGACGGACCGCACGCTCATCCAGACCGAGACGACCGTGGGCCCCGCGGGCGCGAAGGGCGACACCGGGCAGAGCGCGTACGAGCTTGCAGTCGCTGAGGGCTTCAGCGGCGACGAAGCCGCTTGGCTCGCGTCGCTTGCGGGCACCAATGGGGACGACGGTGAAGACGGTGTGGATGGCGCAAGCGCCTATCAGCTTGCTCTCGCCGAGGGCTTCGTCGGGACACAGAGCGCGTGGGTCGCGTCGCTGCAAGGCACTGACGGCGACGACGGCGCAAGCGCATACGACATCGCTCTCACAGAAGGCTTCGTCGGGACTCAAGGCGAGTGGGTCGCGTCACTGCAGGGGACCAATGGCGATGACGGGGCGAGTGCGTACCAACTCGCGTTGGACAGTGGCTTTGTGGGCACGGAGGCCGCGTGGCTCGCTTCGCTTGTCGGTACACCGGGCACACCGGGCACCGATGGAGACGATGGCGTTGGCGTCCCCGCAGGTGGCACCACGGGCCAAGTGCTCACGAAGGCCTCGGGCGCCGACCACGACACCGCATGGGTTGCACCGCAGCTC